ATGTTTCTATTAATGACAGAGAATTTGCTTATGTATTAGGTAAAGATTCTGTTAGTGAAACACATCCTAAATACAGATACTAACATGAAAGACTTAAAAGAATTAGAAAAATACTTTAACCAACCATTATGGTTAATAACCTTATTACTTTGGATTGGCACATTGGGATTAGTCCTCCTAATGAGTTATGTTGATTCATTGTGATGTTTTTTCATATTGATTAGTTTTAATGGCACATTTATGTGTACAGGAGAGGAGGCTTAGGTCTCCCTCCTTTTTTATTTTATAGCATATCTACCATAATTAGGATAAGATAATTTATGAGCAATAGAATATCTTAAAGCATCACAAAAGTGATTGTTCATGTCTAATGGTTTATTAGTAGGGTTACCATTTCTATCTTCTACATATTTATAACTCTCTAACTCTCTTATAGCATTTATACTATCTTTAGTAACATGTAATTTGTATCTTCTAATCAGGTCTATTCCATAGTTTATCTCATACTTCTTTTTGCCTTTTATATTCCAACCCATTCTATGTATTTCTTCTATAGATTTAGGCTCACTAGAATCTGCATACACTTCATCTCTCCTGTCTAATCCTAGCTGTTCTAACTTTTGTGCAATATCCTGATTTGTTAGTCCTGTCTCATAAAGCAGTTCTTTACAATACATATTCTCTCCATCAATATAAGTTGCACACATAGCTGTACTATCTGATGCATATCCAAAGTCTAAACCATATGATATAAATCTAGCTGTAGGAGGTATCTCATTACACACACTAAACTTAAACACTAATGCTCTATTTTGACCTCTAAGACCTAATCCATATATTCTCCAGTAATCAGGGTCAGTATCTTTTAATCTTAACAGCTCTGCTTTTAGTGTATCTGATATAAATGGGTTGTCTCTAAATGTTGTAATGTGTAATGCACAATCAGGTCTCTCTAGCACTTTGTCATATATCCAATGAAATTGGTCATGTGGATTGTAGTCAATAATAATGTTTCCATCTGTTCTAAATAGTAGCTGATTCCATGCTTCATAATCTATTTCATTAGCTTCATTAATAAACAGCAGGTCTCTCTTTCTTCCTCTAACTCTAGAACCCATGTCTAAGCTAAAGAACTCTATTAAGTTTCCATTCAACCAATACTCATTAGATGTCTTGTTGTGGTATATCTCTGAGTATAGTTCATTACTCCTAAGTATTTCAAGAAAGTCTCTTAGAGTTGAGCTTTTGAGACTTGGTAAAGTCTTTCTACAGATGCTTATAACTTTACCTGTATTTCTATTGCAATAACTAAATATAATCCACAGTAATGCATTATAGGTTTTTCCTGCCCTACTACTTCCCTGTAGTGCAACTATTTTGTCAGTATTCTTTTCTAGAATTTCAAATACAACATTAGTCTGTATCTGTTTCATTCTTCACTATCTTAACCTCAAACATCTTATCACCTATCTCACTAATCTCTTGTCTCTCTATATATCCTCTGCCCTTACCTTTAGTTTTTAGATAGAATAATATCTCTGCTGTTTTACCATCTCTGATATTAGATAACAACTGATGTTCTGCAAAGTCTAGTAGACCTTCTTTTACTTCATCTACTTTACCTGCAAACTGTTTATCTTTCATCCAGTCATAAAAAGTCTGTCTAGATATGTTAGCTGCTTTACATGCTTTACTAACATTCCCCATCTTACTTGCATATACTTCTAAAAACTTGTCTCTATCTTTTGCCATCTTTTATTTAGTGAATCTTTTATCTTTTCTAATCTCTCTATTGTGTATTTAGATTTAGGAAAGGTTTTATCTAATTTGTTAATAACTGTACTTTTAATTGAATAACATGATGTAATAAATAACATCAAAAAAACTACCAAAATCCTTTTTAGTAATTTATTGTCAGATTTGTAAACTTTCTTCTTCACTCATTTGTATAATAGCCTCCTCATACATTTCTTTTACTATTGTTGATAACTTTAACAAATCCTCATCTGATAAATACTTCAATTTAGGTTTTATATAATCTATTCTTTGAGCTGCTAAATCTTCTTCTAAGTCAATTACAACTGCATGATACCAATCTAGAATATGTGGAGAGTATTTACTGTAAACCTCAAATGATTTTATACTATGTATTACACTTGCATGTGTTATGTTATAATTATACTCTTGTGCTAAGTCTTGTATTTCTCTAAGGGTAAATCTGTAAAACTTTTTTAGTACTGTGTATAATAAAGACCTTATTTCTACTACTTCCCTTCTTCTTGTGTTTTCAAATACTCTGTATCCTGATAATGATTCTATCTCATTTATCAATGTCATTATTCTACTTCTATTCCTCATTGTTTTTTGTGTTTATTTCTATACTCTTTATTATTGTGCAAACCTGCATGTCTTGCTTTTTTTATTCTTTCTTCTCTAGGCATGTCCATCAAGTTTTGACTTTGTGTACCTATTGCTATATTATCCCATGTATCATCATTTCTAATACTGTTTAAATGTCTAACAACTGTTCCTTCTACATATATCAATGCATCATATTTTTGATATGCTTGTAATCTAGACCATTTAAACTTTATATGTTTCTTTGGGTCTAATGGATTTCTAAATTGAAAAATATTATAACCATTCTTTAACCAACCTTTCACAGGATTACCATTTTTACCTAATAGCTTTCCATCTTTGGTCATTCTATAACCTTCTTGATATGCTAATATTTCATTTCTGCTCATTGTCTATTTTAGTTTGCAAAGCTGCTAATGCTCTCCATGCTACTTTAGCTAGATGAGATACTCCATCATCATCATCTTCCTTTGCTTGTATTAGATGTCTAGTTAATGCATCTAGATGGTCCATACTTTTACTCTTATCCCAATGTAGAGGTTTGCCTTTGTGATGTTGTTCATTTCCAATCTTGCTCACTCTTGATATTTCCATAAGAGCATCAGGAAAGTAATTTATTACACCTGTCCATACTGGATAATCTTTTCTGTTCATTATCTAAACACCCAAAATAAAAAGTTAATTCCCATAATAGACCAAAATGTAAATATTGGTAATCCCCAAACTATATATCTCAATAGTCTTTTTTGAAAAGCTATATCAGCTTTAGTTGTTCTGTAATGATGTCTTAAATCTGCTTTTGGTATGTAATGTTTCATAGTTCTATGTTTATATAATACTGGTCTAAATCTGCATCCTGCATAAACCATTCCTGATAAGTTTCTAATGCTCTCTTTACTTTTAATCCACCCTTTAAATGAAATTCCTCTGTACATTGTGCATATCCTATATCTAAACTTCCTTTATCAATTACAATAAATCCCATATTCTCAGGCTCTATAGAAAACAGCTCACAGTACAGAAAGCATTGGACATCATAAGAGAATTTCTCTGCTGAATACTTCCATCCTTGTAATGCACTTGTGCTTTTTAAATCATACATTTCATTAGCCTTTAAAATATCTGCTTTAGCTCTAAAAGGGAACTCAACACCATCACAATTTATTGTGCCTATTTCAGGAACCTCAAATCTACTTCCACTTAGTTTCTCTAATACCATTTCATTTCTTAGTAATGCATCTGCTAATCTTTCTGCATCATTTTTCTCTTTCATTGTAAAAACCCTGCCATGTTCTTTGACAGCATCTTTATATTTCTTTGTATTCTTTGATTGCACATCTATAAAAATTTGCTCATTAAAAACATGATTCTCTAGCACACAAGTGTGCATAAGCCACCCATCTCTTAATGCTTGTGCATCAGATTGACCATACTCTAATATATGTTTGTATGTTTTAGGTGATGATAGTAAGTGTTTGATTGTTGTACTAGAAAAAGCTGCTTTACCTAAATATCCATAGTAAAAGTCATCATCATATGACTTCTCTATTATATCTTCTTTTTCCCATTCTGTTCCATCTAATAGTGTTATTTTCATTCTTGTAGTTTAAGTGTTACTGTTATATATAATGTCTTATTGTGTACATGATAAAACTTACCTATTATTCTAGCTAACAATTCCATGTTCTGAAATGTAACAAGGACTTCTTCATACATGTTAGGTATTGCTTCAAAATCCATCCATATAAGATTGAGTTGGTCTATTATAAGATTCTCAATATCTATCTCTGCACCTTTGTAAATTGTATCAGTTTCAAATTCTAATTCTACTCCTAGTTCAATCTTCTTTGGTCTCCAGTTTGGATTCAGCTTTTCTAGCTCTTTCAATAGCTCTTAATTTATCTGTTCTATATTCATCTATACTTAACATCAAAAGATGTCTATCATTTTGCAGCTCTGTTACATAAAAATGTATTTGCACTACAGCATTAATTAATGTCTCTAGCTTTTCATTAGTAGGATTCTTTTTCTGATACTCTAATAAAATATTATTAGCTATCTCAGCATTTGTTAGATACTGCATATCTTTTAGGTTGTCTAGTTTCTTGCTGACTAACTCTCTGTCTATGTCCTTTGTAGGAACACTAATATTGAAATCTGTACTTTTCATAATCTCTTATATCTGATTCTCTAACTTTTATTATTACATCTTTATTGCCATCCCTAGTATATAAACAATGATAGTCTGATTTATTAACACATACATCTTTGAATCTTTTAATGTATTTAACTAATCCTAGTCTATCATAGAACACATAACTATTTATATCAAGATACTCAATAACCATATATTTTGCAAAGCCATATAGTGAACCTTTACCACCCCACACATTTCTTTTCTCTAACCATACAGCATCAGTTTTTTTATCACCCTTTAAATCTACAGGAGTTATCTTACCAATTATAAAATCTACATGGTAGTTCTTATCTATATGTGTTGATGTCTTTGTAGCTCCTATTCCTATTTTGTCCATAAAGTCTTTAAACTTTTTTTCTGATAACTCTCCTTTTTTCCAATTACCTTTATTCTGATAACTTCTTGGTTTGAACCCCATTGTCATAAATTTTTTCTAAATCTCCTATCCACACATTAATTGTGTCCATCTTCCTAGCTCCTCCACACCCACAAGGTTCAGTATATTTATGTTCAAAATACTTTGCATGTAATCTATAAACAATTTTTAAATCATCATCAGTAAATCCTTTACTCATAGATGTTTTAAATCCAGTAAAATCTATGTAGTCCTCCTGTTCCATTTGTTGCCTTAGCAAACTCTTATAACTTCTTAATGCCATCTTTTGTAATTATATATTTGTTTAACTTATCCTGTCTTTTATCACACCCACAATCTTCATAGCCAAATAGCTTAGCTACAGATTTAGCTATAGTTTTACCATAACCAAAGGTTATTATTCTTATTACTTTTTCTACAAAGTCTCCTAGCTTCATTGGTTTCTTTGTTTTATGTCCTGCTGCCATTTTATATCCATTCTTAAAAAATCTTTTTATTCCTTTTTCCAGTTTCATAATCCTACCTTTTTCTTCAACAACTTCTTTACATTTCTATAGGTATTGTATAAACTTATATATGTAATTGTTGTCTTTCTACTAAGCTCAGATATTTTTGTACCTGATGCTATTATTTCAAATACCTTTTGGTCATACCAATGTAGTTTAGAAAATTCTTCATTAAACTTCTTTTCAACTCTTGCAAATTCAACCTGTTCTCCATCTTCAATGTTTGCCAATATCTCCTCACTAACAAATGATATTCTATTTCTTTTCTTTTTAAGTTGTAAGAACATTGTGTACAATGTCTTGAATATATAATAGTAATTAACATCATCATCACCATAACTAATATCTGTTCCCTTTTCTGTAAGATAATGAATTTTTATATATAACTCCTGAACTAAATCCTCTGCTGTTGCTTGGTCCAATCCAAATGACTTGCATATGTTTACCCATATCTTATGTTTCTTTGCTGCTTTCTCTAGTATATTCATCTATCAACTCTTTCATGTTCTCTCCCTCTAGACTATAACCAACATTATTTATTACTGACCTCATCCTGATTGGGCTTAAAAAACTGGTGGGCATGCCGCCAGTTGAAGTATCTTTAATTTTTAAAACATGCATCTCTGTAATCATCCAGTCCAATGGATGTTGGACCATCCTATGAATTGAGCAAAAAAAGTTAGGTCTATTTGAGAATTTGCCACCTCCTTCACAATCACTAAATTTAGGGCATACAGGATAACCTGCATATTCATGTTGAGCAGGATGTACTTTTCTAAGAGCCTCTGTTACTGCATGAGTAGTTAGCCATAGTGCTACTTTATGTTTATGGCAAAACAATCTAAACTCACTACAAACTGTATAGTCATATTCATGACCACCTACACTTCTATATAGTTCTCTATCTTTAGCAAGAGAGTTGTAAGGGTCAATTAGGAATCCATTGTAATCCCATCCCTTTTTTATTTCTGCTCCTAAATCTAGTAAAGACTTATAGGTCTGTATATCATCTATTGCTATAAATTTAAAATGTGAATCCACCCATTTACTTGCTTCAAGTAACTCCTCCTCATCAATCTTGTTAATGGGTAGACCACACTTAAACTCTATTATTCTTTTTATATTACTGTAAACTTCATTCTCACTACTATAACATAGCCATCTTAATCCATGCTTTAAGCTATAGAGAAACATTAAGTAGAAACAGAAATGAGTTTTACCTACATTACTATGTCCTAAGAATACTCCAAATTCTTCTTTAAATCTAAAATATGTATCAAATGATTTAATGCCTAGAGCCAACCCCTCCTTGATAGTTCCATTTCTTATTTTGTGGATTAAATCAAGTTGGGATTTAATGTCTAGTATCATCTTTTAATCTGTAAATGGGTCATCATCCCCATAGCCTAAGTTTCTATCAGGGTTGTGTTCTACTGTTGTTACTTTTTTCTCAGGTGAGAAATCACTATGTGGTATGTAAAGTTTACCATTCTTACTTCTAAGAACATCCATTGACAAGTAGCCATTGTTCTTTTTTACTACATCCTGTACATCAGGATTGTTTAAATGTTCTTTGAATCTATCTATGTGCATCCTCATCTTAACCACCACAAAATCTTTTGGTGATTCATCTAGATACACTCCTTGTACAAAATCAGGTTTTGCCATAATTATTCAGGTTTAGTTATTAGTTGTTTAAATATTATATCTGCTGCACTAGCACATTGTTGTAGCATAAACATTTGTCTATTTGAAAACACTTTGCCTTTTACTCTTTGTTTGTCATCAAATTCTACTTCTGATAAATCAGAGTGTTTTTGAAACTCAGGACTAAGTATTATTGCAGCTACATTATTCCACCCAACAGACCTAGCTATAGATTCTTGTTGAGACATAACAGCATTGTTAGCTGTTTGATTATTATTTGCCATTTGTTTTATATTAGGTTTATTAAACTCAGTTTCTAATTTAGCATTATTGCTTTTATTATCTTTAAATGAATATGAAATCTCATCTCCTATTTTAAAGTTGTCTATTGTTTTTTTAGACTTAGCTAAAAAATCAGGCTTATCACCATTTTTTAAATGCAGTCTATATTTAAGAAAAGTATGCTCATTATTATTGTATGTGCCTTTATCTCCTTCTATATATTCTATTGTACTCTTTTTAATATTTGTGGATGCCATCATATGTTTTATTAAAGTTAATGTTTTTATTTAAAGCATTATTTTTTTTTTGCCATTCATTGTAGACTTTTTCTAATGCTTCAATTTTTCCTTCAAGTGCTGAGACTTTTAATTGGAGACTTGTTTTCTCCCTTAAAGTTTCTTTATAATCTGTGTGTAAGTTTTTATAAAGTTCATACAGTTGATTGAACCTGTTTTTTTGGTCCTCTATCATACTGTCTTTTGCAGTAGGTTCTTCACCTTTTTTTCTATATACCATTGTAGTTAAATTATTTTTCTACAGCTAATATACAATAATTATTATTATATATTATAATTTTTCCAATAAAGTTTTATAATATTCTATCATATCCTGTAATTCATCTATAGAAAACTTACAGGTCTCCCTTGACTTTATTAGTAGTTCAGTAGCTTTGTCTGCATGATATTTTTTATTTATAAATAATGCATACTCATATTGTCTACCTGCTAAAAATGTATTATCATAAGCTGATTGTAGATGAACATTCTCCTCATCCCATCTAGTACACATGAATCTTCTGCTTATAAAATGACCTGCATGTCCATTACTCTTATGAATAGTTTTACCTGATGTACAACACTTACCATAACCCTTACTGTTAGTATCTCTTTCTCTTATGTATTGTGAAAAGATTTTATCTAACTTTCTTACTAATGTTTTTCTTTTAACTTTTCTTGCCATATAATAAAGTTATAAAAAAAACCCCAACTAAAAAGTCAGGGTTTCTCTTTCTATAATGAAAAGAAATTTTTTAGACTAAATATTCATCTAGATTAGATGCTTTCATTTTACTTACACATTTAGAACAAACCTCATGCTCACCTAAATCATTATAAGTCAGACTATCTAAATTTATTTCACCACAATCAATATCATAATTGTCAGCATTAATGAATAATTTATCATCTACAGGGTGTAAAAATTCAGCATGTCCTATAAAATTGTGTAACATTTTACCTGAATAATTATCATCAGTATCTTTACCACAAATTATACATGCACAATCATGTCCATATGCATAATTAATGTTAAATAAATCTCTTATATAAGTATCTGATATTGTTCTTAATTTAGTATTACCAACAAAATATCCATCATTGTTAATGTAAAAATTGTTGTTTGTGTTTTGTGTTTTAATACCTAAAACTGAAAGTATGTAATTTATTATGTTTTTCATGTTGTTTATTTTATAATTATACTGTAAATATAACAAGTTATTTACAAATAACCAAATAAAATGTAAAAAACTTTATAATATACTATATTTACTATATTATATTCTGTAATATATTATAACTATATTATAATATTTATAATACTTGTATGATATTAATACTTATATTATAGGTAGGGAAAAGGAAGGTTGTTCATATCAAATATATGCTTAGGTCTATTATGTGAACCATCACAATATCCTCCTCTATCTTTTGTTTTACCACATTGGCATTTTATTCTTTCCATTACTTTCTTGTTTTTTCAAAAGACCTGCCTCCAAAATAAGCTCCATAGGTGAGCATTAACAACTGATTTAAGATTGACAAATCATATTTTAAAAAGAAACCTGTAGAATAAACTAGAGTTAAGAATATTAATGCCATAGGTCTTACATTAGAACTTAAAAAACTTCCTGACTTGGCATCTGCCTCCCACCTTCTAGTTACTGCCTCCATCTCTGCCATATCCATCTCTAAAAGTTTTAATGCTTGGTCTTTATCTACTGGAGGTAAAGTATTATCTTTCTGTATTATATTCTTAACTAAGCCTAAAACACCTTTATCAGGTACAACATCAAGTAAGTTATTTATCAGACCTGACTTTGCTAGTAGTTGTCCTACCTTTGTCTCTCTTAGGGGTTTCCTTTTTTTCTTTTCTTGGCTCATACATCTTGTATTTTGTCAAATTATTTACAGGCTCTTTGTATGCCTCTAATATTTGGTTTCTATTCTTACCTTCTCTGTAACTTACATGCACCCACTTAGGTGTACCATCTTCATTACTAAACTCCCATATCAATGTATCAAACTCTAGGTTATCTTTTATATAGTTAAATATATCTGTATTTGATACACTAGTGAAATCCATATCAATATCAAGAGCTTGTCCAGTCATGTGAAGGCTAGTTTTAGCTCCTCTAATAGCTCTATTTAATGCTTCACCTCTATAACCACTAGAAACATGTATAGGACAGCTAAAATGGTCTCTTATTGGTTGAAAAACTTTCTCTGCTATTGTCTTTAAGTTTTCAATGTGTTCTTTTGTAGGACTATTATCTATATCTAACCTCTTTGCTGTTTCACTTCTTACTACTTCTGCTAAAGATAAATTCTTACTTAATTTCATTTACTTACATTTTTATTTTCTTCAACCACTTATTCCATGCAGTTGCTACTTTGTTGTTAAATGTTTTTACTTTATCAATTAACCATGTTAAAATTCTTACCATATTATGTTGATTTTCTTTTTGTTTCTCTATATTTATTTATTACTTCTTGTAATTCTTCTAAAGTCATTTCAATCTTCATTTTTAGTCCTCCCTCTATAACCTCTATAGGTTTGCCATCTTTATAAATAACTATTGTAGGAACAGACTTAATGCTTTTTCTTATTGCATCTGATTGTTGCTCTATATATGCATATTGCACTTTAACATTTCTAAGTCTATCTAAACCTTTATATGCTCTACCACTATTCCACTCATAATTAAAATGGACTATGCTAATGTCTTGTCCATAACTAAAAGCAGAAAACAATAAAGCTAATATTAATACTCTCATTTTTAATCTTTTTTAATTATCTCAAATAACTTCTCATCAATTTTATCTAACTTATCACTATTCTCCTCAACTTTTTCTTGTGTAGATATTATAGTTTCTCTAATTAACTGGTCTTTTAAATCATATTCTGTCCTTGATACTTCAGGTTCAGGCAAAAGCTTAGCTTGATTTATGTCATCCTGTAAAGAATACCAAAGTCCAGTTATACTAACTATGACAAACCCTATAGTAACTAAATTTTCTACAGTTATATTTAATTTTTTTCCTTTTATTTTATCTAAATCATCTGACATTTTTGTATTTTTTTTTATGGTTATTTAATATTTATATTATTTTAAGAATTAAAGTATCTATATTTTTCAAAACTAGAAGAAGCATAACTATTATAAGTACCATAAAATCTTTTCATACCTGTAGAAAAATACCCATTTGTACTTGGTAGTTCATCAGCACCAAATGGACTTCCACCTGTAGTCAAACTTGTTACTTGTCTAGTATAATTACTTGTTGGACCACTCCCTGGGAAGGCAATCCTAGCTTCAAATGTAACATACTTAATACCACTCCAATAATTTCTTAACCTACAGGATGTACTTACACCTGACCTATAAGGCACTTTACATTGCCAAAAAACACTTGACTGCGCTCCATTTGCATCAGGAGCATATGCAGATGCACCTGCACTATTGTCTGTTGTCCAACCATAATATGGATGATTATATTGCACTTGATAACCTGCACTAGAACTTCCTGTTGCTTGTAATGCTACAACTTCAATTTCTTGACTACTTCCACCATTACTTCTACTATATGTATATGAAATACCAGTAGCTTGTGTACTCATACTAGAACTACTTTCAGAAAATTCACCACCTCTATATGTACACCATGTCCAACAATAATAAGTTGTTGATGCTGACAATCCAGTCATATCTCTATAAAAATTTATTGAAGATGCTGTGTTATCATTTACTGTATATTTTGTATTTGATGTCATATTTGTGCTTGTACCAAAATAAAAACCAAAATCAAGATGTAACTCACTTGGATTTGTTATTGTTACTGTAGCTCTCATTGATGTATCATATACATTAGAGAAAGTAATACTACTAAATGTTGCCTCCTCAGCAGCTACATATCCATAAAAATCTGACATCTTATCTGGTTCTGTAAATTCAGCAGTATTGGAAAGTGTACCTAATGATACATTATCTCCTGTAGCTGAGCCATCTACTTCTAGTGCTATATCTGCTCTTAATCTTAATTGTCCTGAACTTGGTACTGCCATGTCTTAATCATTTATTAATTCTTCAAATCCTTTTTTACTTTTTAAAAAATCATAGCAATATTGAATTAAATTTTTACCATCTAAATTTAAATCTTCAATATTTATTAATTCATTTTCTGTTACTACTAGTGTAGGTTCCAAATATAAATCCTGTCTATCCTCTACAGAGTTATATATATTATATCTAAATGTAATATAGTACCCCATTTTTGTTTCACCTCTTTCTTGACCATTAGGTTTTAAACCTAACTCATTACCATTTTCATCAAAATCCATATATAATCTATTATGGTCATTACAATGAATAGCTGACATAGTAATAACTACATAAACATTTTCATAAACATCACCTGCTACTTCTTTTAATGGTACAACTGTTATAGTTTCAACCTCACCATCAGGTCTTGTTACTTCCTCTTGGTAAGAGTTTTCTGTATCTTCAACTGTTGAGTATAAAGTTAAATTTCCTTTTAAAGCCATATCTATTTATTTATTACAATTATTACATTTATCACTTAATTCTTTAACAGCTTCAATTAATAATCCAATAAGACCATTATAATCTACTGCTTTAAAGCTGTCCTCATTTTTAAGGCTATCAACTTCTTTTACAAGTTCAGGCATTACCTTTTCTAGCTCTTGTGCTATAACACCACCTGACCTTTTATCTTCTCTGCCTATCCAGTCAAATGTTACACCTCTTAACTGGTCTAACTTATCTAATGGATTCTCAATAACCTTTACATTTTCTTTTAATCTTTCATCAGATGCTATTGTTGTAGAGTATGCAATCACATCCCCCTCAAAATGACCATCCCCATCTGCTTCTAGTCTAAATTGATTGTTACCATTAACATACATGTCAATTTGAGTATTATCAGTAAACTGCATGTAGTCTGTAGAATCAAGACCAATATATTGTACTGCTCTTAAATCACTTGCTACTTTAGCAGCAGTTACAGAATCATCTGCAAGTTTTGCTGTGGTTACATTTGCATCCAATATCTTAGCTGTTGTAATTGCATCATCAGCAATCTTAGCTGTAGTTATATTAGCATCTAAAACTTTTGCAGTTGTAATGTTATCATCTAATATTTTAGCTGTTGTAATATTGTTGTCAGCTATTTTAGCAGTTGTTACATTTGCATCAAGTATTTTAACTGTTGTTACAGCATTATTTGCAATAGTCAAAGCAGTACCCCCAGTAACCTCTCCAGTATGTACTTGGTTATACAAATTAGTAGAGCCTTGTGTTAAGTTATCTGTTGTTGAGTTAGTCTCATCAATTAACTTAATCCAGTTACCTGCATGTGCAAAATATCCTTTACCTGTTCCATGTACATGTGCAAACATACCATGATAAGTAGATGCACTTGGTAAATCACCTTCTGATGCATACATATTAGCATATAAGATTTTACCAGTTGTTGTTATGTTATAAGATTGAGCATCTAAATTACCTCCTAATTGTGGAGTTGTATCTTCTACTACATTGTTGATACTTACTGCCTGTACTCTAGAATCAGTATAATAAAGATTTGTGTTCTCTGTTATTGCTGATGTGTTCAAAGTTATGTCAGCAGTACCATCAAATGAAACTCCTGATATATTTCTTGCTGTTGCAAGTGCTGTAGCTGTTGCTGCATTACCTGTAGTTGAACCTGATGAACCACTTGTGTTACCTGTAACATTACCAGTTAAGTTTCCAGTTACATTACCTGTAACATCTCCAGTAACATCACCTGTTAAATTACCAGTAATTGTACCTGATGCTCCAATAGTACCAACACTAATGTTAGGTGTACCAGTTAAACCTGCTGCTGTAGTTGCACTTGTAGCTGCAATACCTAATCCATCAACATAGGATTTAGTTATATGTGCTTGTACTTCTGATTGGCTAGGTCCTGTATAAGTAAATACTCCATTAGAATTATTATAACTTAATGAACCATCTCCACCTGCATCAGTAACACTAAAGTCTGATAAACCAATACCACTTGCTGTATTAGCTAATGTTAAAGTTCCTGCTGCATCATCATAAGTAGCACTAATACCACTACCACCAACAATTAAACTAGCAACTTGGTCATCTATTCTTTCATTTGTTAGATATTTATTTGTACTACCTTCAGGTAAGTCATCTGTGTTTACTTGATTTGTACCTGTTCCAAAGTCTATTAGTGTATCATCTATAGAATCTGCTGCAATACTTACAGCTCCACTACTTACACTAAAATGTGATGATGAGAAACTAGCAACCCCTTTTGCACTTGTAGATGCATCTGTTCCTGCTATAGTGAAATTTGGATAAGTACCTGATGCACTTAAACCAGTACCACTTGATGCAGAAATAGCAACTGTTTGGTCAGGTGATGAGTTAGTAATTGTTAGGCTATTTGCAGCATCATCATATGTTGCTGTTATTCCAGTTCCACCTACTACTAAATTACTCACTCTGTCATCTACTCTCTCATCAGTAAAGTACAAATTGCTGCCTTCACTTAAATCTGTTGTTGATTTACTAGATAAATCTAAATTTGCTCCTGTATTTAATGCAATTCTAGCATCTGCTCTTGCATTTGTAAAATATAAATTGGTTCCCTCAGAAAGGTTTGTTGTAGATTTAGATGCTAAAGCTGTATCAAATCTAGCTGTTGTATAATACAAGTTTGACCCCTCTGTAATATTGTCTGTTGATAATGAAATATCTGCACTTCCATTAAAAGCTACACCTGCAATATTTCTACTTGTTGCTAAAGTTGTAGCAGTAGTTGCATTACCTGTTAAAGCACCAGTAAAAGTTGTAGCAGCTACACTTGTAAGACCACTAATATTTGGATTTAATGCTATTGTTAAAGCATTACCTGCTGATGTTGTTGTTATTTCATTTGTTGTACCTACTATAGAAAAGGTTTCTGTATCTAAATCTATAGATTGCGCTCCACCTGAATCACCTTGAAAGTCTAAATCTGATGCTGTTACCTGTGCATCCACATATGCTTTTATTGATTGCTGTGTTGCTAATGCTGTTGCACTATTAGAGGACATGTTATCCTCATCTTTTATATCTGTTATTGTTATTGTACCATCTGATAAAGAACCAAAAGTAAGTGTTCCTGATATTGTTGAGTTTCCTGAGATATTACCACTAAGGTTTCCAACAAAACTGTTACCAGTTATTGTTCCTGTTGCTGTTAAATCTCCTGCATTGTTTAAACTTATCCCAGTTTCAGTTCCTAAACCATCTGAAATAACCTGTAAACTTGCTGACAAACCATCATTATCACCAACCTTTAATAGTGAATCATAACTTGATGCAATAGATATTCCTGTTAAACTACTTGCCATTTTTATTTATTTTAAATTTGTTATTAATATATCTCATTAACTTTATAATGTTTTTTTCTTTAGGTTTATATATTTTCATATTCATGTTTTATAGCACCCAACCTTGAAATGTAGGCTCATCTCTGTCAGGGTAAATATCATCATTTGTGTTAGATGTATATTCAGGATAACTGCTTTGGTTAAAATCCATGAATTGTATAAACCTTCTTGTATAATATTCAGCTAAAGTTCTTTCTTTTTCAACTAAATAATCTACTTCTGCCTTTTCTACTGTTTCTGCATTTTCAGAAACCCCTTTAAATATACCTCCCTGCCTAATCCTATAAGCAGCAAAAGGTAAATAATCAACCATAGCAAAATGTATAAGCATAGGTTGTATGTGATTAACCAATAAAGTTTCATAAACTGTACCTGATATTGCATCAGTATTGATTAATGTTTTTATTTTGTCAGTTAATTTTGTACCTAAATAGTTTTGCACATGTATCTCTTGTGCTATCTCTATAAAATGCATAAATTTATCTGCTTGAACATTACCATCTATTATAGTGTTCTTAACTAAATCATTTCTATTTATAAATAATACTTTTGCCATGTCTATCTAGGTGTTGTAAATTTCTTAGGTTTTAAGAATCCTCTATTTTTCATATCTCTAGGTCTCTTAGCAACCTTGTTATCATTCTTTTCAGGTGTAAATCCTTCTTTTCTAGCTTCATTTACACTTACAGTTTCATCATTACTGATACCATCACTAGGTAAAAACTCACCTTGTGCATTTCTTTTTCTAAAGTATACCTGTCTCATCCAAAAATGTTGGCATGAACCACCACCTTTATAGAACCATACACTATAAGTGTCAGCACCATTAGGACCCCATCCTGCATTTACTGCTTTCTTATCCATAGATAATATATCTTCCTTCCTGTAAATCTTACCTGCTGCTAACATCTTTCTACAAAACTCTCTTGTATTAGGACTAACTACATCAGGAGCATACTTATATCTTACTTTAAATAGCCCTTTATCTTGGTCAGATTTAGAATCAGGTTTAGCTGAACCTGTAGATGCTAGTTTTAACATCTCATTTTGCTTATCATCTAAGTCATAATCAACTTCTTCTGCACTAATCATATCCCATTCATCTAAATTCTCATCTTCACCTAATGCAATTAGGTCATCTGCTACAGAGTTACTTGGATGGTTATCTGTTCTGTATATCTTTTTCTCTTTTTTTAGACTTAACTTTTGTCCTGTTTCTTCTTCTCTAGTTTCTTTATCTGCTACATTAGTTAAATCTGTAAACTCTAATGGTTGTAATGTTTTAAAATATAGCTTTAATGTAATGTTATTGTAAGCTAATATCTTATCAAATGCATCAATCATCAAGTTTTGGAAAGGTCTAATAACCATGTTGTCCATTAGTATAGATGCTTTCTCTAATTCATCTGCATTGTTACCTAAACCAGTATTGTTTTTTACACCTAAAAGCATAGGTGATACTATTCTATGAGCTACTAATATCTTTTCTTGTGATTCTGTAGATAAGAATTGATACTGTTGGTGTGCATCTGATAACTGTATTGGCTCTATACTAGCTTGTGTTTCTACACTATCATTAAATGACAGTATAAATTTACCTGCATTACTAGAACCACTAAACTTTTGTGCTATCTTCTTTTCTATTAATGACCTTTCTTCTTCATTAGGGATACCTGCATTAAAATTAATTATCATACTAGGACTTAAACCATGAGCTATATTATTCATATGAAAGTTACTAATCTCACCTTCTAATTCTGCATACTGTAAACCACCAGTATATGCAGGAGGACTATAGTAATAATATCCTGCTTTGTATGGTTTTATAAATAGTATCTCTCTAGCCTCTTTAGATGTACCAAAGGCAGGTATTCTTGTTGCATTGTCAGAGGTCTTGTAAGAACTCCAATCATGAAAGTAATAGTAAGCCTCTATCTCACCTGATTCTCCTGATTTTTCAGCTCTTAATGTCTCTACTGGTATGTGTTCTACTTGTACAATCTTCTTTCTCCCCTTACCATATATAACTTGTAAAGCTGCACCACCCATTAAGTAGTAGTCATATATTGCTTTTCTAATTACATCTTTTTTTAGTAATGCTATCATCTGTGCATACTGGTCAGGTTTCATATCTGAATCAGTTGCATCTAGTCCTTTACCATATATCATCTCAGATATACCATTTATACATGCATGATTTGTAGGAGAACCATTATATAAATCAATTAAATATTGATAATAGTTGTTATCCTCACCATACATTACAAAATCTTTTCTTGGGTCCTCTATAATTTTAGGAGCTGTATAAGCTGCTAACTCTACTACTCTAATATCTCCTTCATACTTTGGTTTCCTGTGTTGTCTACTCATAATTATGCATTATATACTTTATATTTATTTGTTCCTGATGTGCTTTTCTTATAAACACCTTTTAACACATCATAATATTCATTAGCTCCTTGTGATACTGTTTGGTTTGTACAGAAAATTCTGTCTCTGTATATAACTAAATCTTTAGGCTCTCTAACTGCATCCCAATTACCTGTTGTTTCATTCCAAGAGTTAGTTGCAAAATTCCATGCACTACCTGACCTTGTAATTCCATCTTCCCAGTTTACACTTAACAAGTTCCAAAACTGTGTAACATCATCCCAGTTAGAACCTACTGATATAACTTTAACTTCATAAAACTTATTTTCTTGTAATGTTAATGCAACATTTATAGATGCATAACCACTAAGTCTTGTTATAGGCACTAGGTTTGTTTGCACATTACCAGTTTCTTCATCTCTTACTTCTAATCTTGCATTTATTACAAATGATTCAGGTATAAATGTAAAAGTTTGTGCTGATGATGCATCACTTAAATATATCATACTTATATAATGCTATTTTTTTACTTTTTTATAAAGTGTAAAGTTTTTTGTAAAAAAAAAAGGAGCTACAATGTAACCCCTCTTTTGACAAATCACCTTCAATGATTTACTTTGCTTTATCTAATTCTTACAATTAAACTATGTGGTTCAAATTGTTTTTCTAAAGCAGTAATTACATCATTAGATGTAACATTCCATTTTGTCAGTAATTTATTTAATTGTTCTGCATGAATAAAAATCCATCTTGTATCTATTTTATCACACATTACACTAAATGAGTGAGGAATAGAATCAAACTCCTCAGTAATAGTACTACCTATTTCTAAAGTTGTATTGCCATTGTCATCTATGTTTGACTGTATAAATATATTTTTTAAGTTTTTCATAATTGTGTTTTTCATATTAATACTGTAAATATAATACATTATTATAATACCAACAAATTTTTTTGCATTTTTTTTTAAAAAAGTTTATACAAAAAAAAAGAGGACCATAAAGACCCTCTTTCATTAGAAAAACACTTAACTATTATGATGTAGGAAAAGTACTTATTTGTGTTGTACTATCTAAAGCTAATACTACACTTGCTGTTATAAAGTCAGGAGGACTTGTTTCTAGTGCTTCAAAAGTAAGATTAAATCCATTAAAATCACCCATGTTAGCTCCTACTGTAAAATTACCTGTAGTAAGCTCTGCACCATTTATCTTCCCAACTACCATATGATTATCATCTGCATCTACCACTACAATGTGTGGTCTACCAACAGCTAATAACTTAATTTGTTCACTTGTTGCTCTATCATAATACTGTAGTTGTAGTGTTAATGTTTGTGTGTAGAAAGTAGTTCCATTTTCTCTAGAACTTGTAACAACAGTATCTAAATTTGATGTTCCTCTTACATCAAACTGAAAAAATACTGGAGTACCTGCAAGAGCAGTTATATTACCTGCTGATTCAGTTATTGCACCTAATGTTCCAAAATCTGCAAAGTAGACCCTTTTTATTGAACCTGACTTATTTCTACATGGTACTACTCTACCTGATGTTAAATTACAACTCATATTATTTTAAATTTTAAAGTATGGGGAGGGATTAACCTCCCATATACTATTGATTATACTTATTACTCTATTATGAATAGAAAACAATCTCAGCACCATAACCATACTGAATACCATATGCAAATCTTGAAACAAACCTTGCATTTTGGTCTCCTAATGTTTCTGATGTGTCAATTACTCTTACCTCATTCATGTCTGATACTAGGTTAGTACCAAAGTATAGGTTAGATTTTTGTGCTAGTGCAGCAGTATTATCAGATAAACCATTTGCTAAGAACAATGGAACACCATCAAAAGTTAATGGAGTGTTATTGTCATACCACATGTTTACTCTGTTTTCATAACCACCACCTTGTGCAGCTAAAGCTCTAACATATGCTTTCATCATATTTCTAGAAACATATAGAGTTAAATCTTCTTTACCATATATTGTGTTTGGAGCTGCATCTAAGATTTTACCTAGCTCTGCAATAGCATTTGATGCTGTTACTGTACCTGCTGTTACATCTACAACATCTGCATCTGCTGCCCATAATGTTTCAAATCCAGCCACTTGCCCAGCTGTTGCATTAGTTCCTGCCCATATTGAACTTTCAACTGATGCTGCAATTTGGTCTGCAAAGTTTCCAATTATGAAATCACCAAATGATGATGGCATATTCTTAAATGTTGATGCACCCATTTCTGCTGATTCCCATGAATCTACAAATTGCTTAGTACAAAACTTAATATTTACTTGAAACTCCTCTAGTGTAATGACTCTTTCACTTATTGCTACTGTACCTGCATCACTAAAATCACAAGTTGCATTAGCTATTAAGCCTGAGACATCAACTTTTTGGATAACACTTTTGTGTTTTACATTAGGCATAATAGTCATTCCACCATTTGCTAATGTAGTACCTTCTAATAGTTGAGCAGCAATATATTTTTTTGCGCTTTCTCCACTATAGCTTGTAGTTATTGTTGGTTTACTCATTTTTTTTGATTTTTAAAATTTTTATTATTCACTTAATTTTCTCATGATTCTATCAAGTCTAGTCTCAGTTCTCTGAGATGCAATATGATAAAAGTCATCACTTGGTTTATTATTTTCAGGAGAGTGCTTTAAAGGCTCTGCATCAGGTGTTGCTGATAGCTCCTCTTTAACTTCACTTAACTCCACTTCTTTGCTTTTCAGCACTTCACTAAGGTTTACTTTTAAATCTTCAACCATAGCTTTCAGTTCATCAAACTGTTCTTTAGTAGCAAATTCTGTAGTTAGTTCATCAGACATTTCTTCCTTAGCTTCTTCTTCTGCAACTGGTTCTTCAGCAGCTTCAGCAATACTAGCAATAACACCTTCTTCCTCAACTACAACTGACCTACCATCTTCTAGAGTGTATTCACCTACAGGCATAGGTACTCTATCATCTTCTGTAACAATAAAGACTTCCTTACCTGCTGCAAATTCCTCAGCTTCAATGACTGTTCCATTTTCTAAGTTCATAGTTGCCAAAGTAACTTCTTCTGCTTTGACCTCTACATCCTTAACTTCATCTTTTGATAATTCCATTCCTAAGATGTTTTTGATTTTACTTAATGTATCAGTTGCTTTCATAATCATATAATTATATTAATTTAAAATTTTATATTTTTGGTCTAAGTTTCTGTTCTACCAACACCTTGTCCCCATAGTGTTCCATCACAACAATCAGGATGGTATGTATTATCATCACACAAACAACCTTTATCAGACCTAATAGGACTTGTGTATGATGGTGCAGGATTTTTTCTTCTATTTTTTTTCATTTTCCTTGACCTCTGTATTTTTTTAGGTAGTTTTTACTAGATTTTAGTTTACTGCTTTTAGTTTTAGCATGTACACCTTTTCTTCTAACTTTAGGTTTCTCTACTTTGACATGAATTACTCTCCTTGCCATTAGTATCTTTTCTTTTTCTTCTTATGTTTCTTTTTATTTGGCATAATTAAGATTTTATTGGTACACAGTTAGGCACCCTTTTACCATTCTTTATTTTAAAACCATACATTTCATAACCTGCTTGACATGGTTTTTTAAGTTTATGTTGCTCACAAGGCATATACCACTCTTTACCATCAAGCTCATGCATATGGTAACCTTCACAACCAATATTTGCTGCTATTTCTTCTGCTTTTTCTATAGAGGAATATGCTAATCTATCATCAATTATTGCAAAGTCATCATCAATAACACTTGTTACTAGCTCTAACTCACCTAATTGTCTCAGTTTGTTTCTGCTCCATCCTAGTGCTGCTAATCCTCCCCACAATAGGTATGATATGTTAGCACATGCCTCAGAATCATTTTCAGCTTTTCTATATTGTTCTTCTGCTCTTGACAGATAGCTGTACATTCTTTTGATTGTAGCTACAGTTATATTCTTTTTTTGTGCAAGTTGTGTAGCTCTAATCTTACCTACATCTGTAGCACATCTGTTATTTATTTTTTTATTTAATTCTATTCCTTTTTTAGCATTATTTGCTACACCTTGTGGATAGTCATTAAAGCTCTCTAACTCTACTTCTTCTTCATTAATAACACTTTCTATTTCAGACAAAAGAAACTCTGCCTCTGCTGCCTCTAACTTGCTTAGAAAGTCATTTATAGATTCATTTGGTCTTTCTTGTTTGTCTGCAAAATAACCTTCTATAGAAAAACCCTTAACCACACCTTCTTTTACATAATCTTTCCACACTTCATCACTATCAACTCTTATTGCTCCCATCCATGTGCCTAATGGTACTTCTTTTGTACTTTCATACAATCTACTTTTGTCATGTACTTCATCTTGCACTATCCAACTTTCAACAAGTGTTAATCCTTTAAGATTGTATTGATGTTCTAAAGTTGCATTACCCTGATTGCCTTCTTTAAGATACATTTGACTAGCTTTCTCTACAGTATCTTTACTAAAGTAAATGTAGTAATCTTCTTCTTTGCCATTTCTTAAAATTGGTTTATTAGGAATTAGTATTGGACCTAACAATAATCTTTTCTCTTTAGATACTTCTGCTAACTTTATTTCTTCTTGGTCTTTTAAAGCTACAAAGTTTGTTTGTATTGCAGGATTTTCTACAATAGATATTGCATCAATTCCATTGAACTCTAAATTTTCATCTAATATTAATTCTACAATCTTCATATTATTATAATTATTTACTTTTTGTTTTTTTTATATTCCTGCCATTGTTATTCTTTTTCTAGCTAACTCTTGTGCAGTTGTTACATCTTCTGAAACTACAAATGCTTGTACTGGTTTTTCTTGTTGTCCTGCTATAGCCTCTGTAAGTTGGTTAATTGGTGATGAACCTACAACATTAAAACTAGGTGGTTGTATTTGCTGTGCAGGTGATGCTGCTCCTCCTGCTGCTGTTACTCCACCAACACTTAGAACTGGTATTTGTGTTTGTTGTATTGCTCTTACTTGTTGGAAACCTGTAGCTAATACTGTAGCAACTCCTGCTATTTTACCTATTAAAGTTTTTTCAGTTTTTAATACATCTGCTGCACCAACATATGTAGATATAATAGCTTGTGCTATACCTAATGCTTTAGCTGCATTAGAACCTTCTGTTGCTATACCAATACCAAGAGCTGTAAATTTAAGTAATGTATCTGTTTTAAACTTCTCACCTTGTTCTACAATTTCTCCAGTATCTTCTTCACTCTTTTTAGTTATCTCTGCAATAGCTTCTGCTTTAGCTTTTTCTAGTCCTACAACATCACCACCAAATTTATCTGCTTGTGCTATAAGAAGGTCATATCTCTCTGTAGCTTTTGTTACTAACAGTTCAGTCTTTGCATCTTCATTTGTAGCTAATGCCTCTCTTTGTGCTAAGAAGAAAGCATTTTCTGCATCTATCTCTTTTTGTCTATCTGCTTCTGCATCTGCATCTTTTTTATCTTTTGCTGCTTGTTCTTCATTATTTAAAGCTATAATCTGACCAGTTACCTCTTTTTGTTTTGTAAGTCTAGCTGTTTCTAATTGTATCAGCTCTGCTTTTAACTGTGCCTCTAATTCTAAATCTTCTTTAGTAGAACCTGATAATTTGTTTTCTTCTTGTATTACATTTAATCTAATTTTAGCTAATGCTATTTCTTTGTTTGTAATTTCTTCATCTAATGCACTAGCCTCTTTCAAAAAGCCTATTCTTTGTTTTGTAGTAAAATCTTCTCTATTAACTGCTTTCTCTAATAAGTCTGCTCTGTCTCTATCTGCTTTTGCTCTATCAACAAGTAACTGTCTTTGTATCTTATCACCTCTTGCTGTTGCATCTGCAAGTTCACCTGCTATCTTTATTTCTTTTCTAGTTTCTTCTCCAAAGTTCTTAATACCATCTGTTGCCTCTTTAAAACTACTTGTAATACCATTTACTGCCTCAGCAGCTCCTTCTGCATCTCCTCTAAACTTAGCACCTAGAAATTTACCTACATTTAATATAGCAGAACCAAAACTTGCAAGTATATCTGTAACATTACCTACCACTACACCAATCTGTTTGGTAATCCTTATAAACTTATTCTGACCTTCTTCTGAACTTGTAAATGCTGCTGTAACTGCACCTATTGCTAATGCAAATGCTCCAATACCAGTAGCTATTAAAACACCTTTTAGTGTTCTTAAACTTTTTATAGCAGTTCCTACAGTTTTCTTTACATTGTTAAACTGTGTAACAAGACCTCCAGTTAGTACATCACCAGTCTCACTAACATCCTCCATGTTAGTTTGCATTACACTAAGCTCCTCATTAGTTTCTTCTAAGTCAGCATTAGCTTTCTGATTATCTACTTCTATGTTTATTTTGTATTTACCTATTTTCATTAGTCTTTTTTGTCAAATTTTGATATTTTTTTTGCAATTCTCATCCCTTCTTTCCAATTATTAGGCAAATAATGACTGCCTTGTGCAAATCTAATTGACTTAGTTTCACCATTTACTACTTGTAAAAGCTCTATAATGTTTTTAAGCATACTATTTATATAATACTTAATTGGTTATTTTTTAATTTTTGCTCATACTCTTTATAATCAGCTCCACCATTCCATATATTCTCTCTCCACCATGATGTAATGATGTATTTTACTCCTGATTTTACTTCTTCACCACTATGTTGCATGTATTCATTAGGATGACCATTCTGTAAATTGTTCCAAACTACTGCTTTACATGATACAGGTTTTATCTCTTTTTTTAAATATGGAAAATTAGTAGTACCTCCTTCAAAATTGTCATTTAAATACAACATAAATGTGTATGTTCTATTGCCACTTGCTAAACAATTCTTTTCATAACTATCACCTTGAAAATAATCTTTATGAGTTCTAAAATATTGACCTTTTTCATATCTCTGTCCTTGTAAAGATTCACCTTTGTGTACAGGTTGTCCTAAATATTTAGCTATTCTTTTGTGTAATGTTTCTACTGTTGGGTCATTAGCTATTAAATTTGATGTATATGATGTTCTTGCTTTACTATACTGGTTTATTTGTTTGCCTCCTGCTACAACCATAGACTTATTAGCATACTTATCTATCATATTCATTAGATACTTAGCTTCTTCTCTTGTTATAAAATTTTCTATTTCTTTCATTATGGACAGTTTAATGTATATGGACCTGATAATGTTTGTGATGTTGCATTCCAAAAATAATAATCATTTCCTGTTTGTTCAGCAAAATACTGGTCTGTTGCAAACAAACTAGAACAAGTATCATCACTATAGACTACACTTGCAGAAGATAGTGTACTAGCATTTAAATCTACAGCTCTTGTTATACCACCACATAAATCTAGAGGTGCTGCACCTTTTCTTAATGAAACTGTAAAACATGTTTGTGCAGGTGGTGTTGGTGGAGGTGGTGTTACTGGTACAGTTGCTTGACAATCTAAACAATTAGCACCTGCTGTTATTTCAGATGAAAAAATGTTAAAGTTAGAACTATTAAGCTCTGTTGGATTTACACCTTGATGGTTACTATGCCATCTATAACACTCAAACTGCCCTACTTCTTGTATAACCCACCATGTGCTGATTTGTTGGTAGCTATAAACATCAATAATAAAACCTGTTGGGTCATCACAAGATATAAATCTTGCATAGTAAATTGTTGCAGGAGGTTGAACTGGTGGTGTAGGTACTGATATACAGTTATTCCCTCCATCTGCACACACAACTCCTACTTGTATACCTGTATTTATTAGTGCAGCTCCTACAACTTGATACCTAGCACCTCCTGTAGTTACAGTATCATTTGAATTAAAGCTAACATCATTAACTGTTTGTAAAGAAAGATAACCTGTTGTGCTATCTGAACATCTTTGTAATGCCCAATATTGTGTAGAACCTGTTATTGTAGGACAATTAGTCTGACCTGTATCTGTTACTGTACCTACATTTGCATATCCTCCTCCTGATACTCCTACAGTTGTAACTGTATAAGGCATACCACATGAATCCTGTACTCTATCTCCTACACTTAATGATATTTGTGAAACACTATTACCTGACCTATAGCCTGTTTGTAATGTGTAACATTGTTTTAATTCATAAAAAGTAGGACATGCTGTTTCTGTACTTGTAACTACAGTTCCTACAGTTGAACCACTTGTTGTTGTTCCTAATACTTTATATAAAGGTCCTGATGTACTACCACTATGTACAAAGTCTCCTGTGCTTAAACTAATTTGTGTGGTTGTTTGACCTGTAATATAACTTGTACTTCCTGTACTACATTGTTGTAACTGATAATATTGTACAGTACCACAAGGTGTAGCAGGACAACCTAAAGAACTTAAATTTGTAACTTGTCCTATTGGATTTTGATAAGTTGCTGTATCTGTTGTTGTTGCATTTACAGTATAACATTTACCTGTACTGTTGTCTTGTACTAATGATGCATTACTTGGTGTTGTACTGACAGTTAGGTTAGGAATATCTTGTGTAGTTGTAGCTGTTCTTACTATACTTGCTGTTTGACAATCTCTAAGTAAATAATAAACTGGTAAAACTGTACAAGAACAAGAACTTAAAGTGTCTAAATTTATAGAACCTGATGTGTTAGTTGTATTTTGTGCTTGATAACATGTACCATTATAAGTTAATTGTGTACCATTTAAATTACTACAATTACTTGTTCCATAATGTTGTATAGAACCATCAGTACAACTGTTTAATGAGTAGTAATATGTTGTACAACTACCTGTTGCAAGGTTATCAATATTAATAGTACCTGAGTTATTGCTAGGTGCTATGACATATGTCTGATTATTATATACATAAGTACCTGATTTAGAACTACTTGCACTAAAACCATAAAGTATTGTTCCACTACAACATGGATTTAAAGCATAATAGTTAGTAGTTGCATTACCACTACATGATATTTGTGCAGGACTAGGACTAGATGCTATAGTAATACTAGGCACAGAATCTAAAGTATTACTGTTAGCAATAACATATTTTATATTAGATGCATCAAATACTTGTTGAAAAGATGCATATGTTGGACTACCTACTGCTGAGTGTGTTCTTAAATTAGTTGCACCATCACTACACCTTTGTAATCCATAATAATAAGTTGGAGGAGGAGGTGGTGTTGCAGGACATCCTGTTAATCCTGTTGCTGTAACTGCTTTTGATGTGTGTGTATTTGGTACATTATCACCAGTAACTCTATAAGTGTTCCCTGAACTATCTACAACTCTTTGATTTATTGCTAAATTTAAAGTTGATAAAGTTGCTGTTGATTCAAATGTTGAGTTAGGAGATGCACATTGAAATAATGTTAGTACATTTGTTAATGGTACCCCAGTCTGTCCCCCTGTACCCCCAGTATCAGTTTGTGTAACAGCAGCATCATTAACAGTTTCATTTAACAGTTCTAATTGACTAGAGCCTGATAATAAGTTAGTTGTAATACTATTAATTTTGTATTTATCATCATTTATAGTTACAGTATCAGCAAGAGTAAAGTTTAATACAAACTTTTTTGGCAGCCTTGCTGTAATTCTTGTTAATCTTTTAGCAGAATTAAATAAACCTGATATATAAAATCTATAATATTTATTAAATAATGTTTCAGTAAAATCTGCTGTGCTAGTCCATTCACTTAATTCTAAGTCAAAATGTATTCCTTCTTTGCTAACTGTTGCATCTCTACTTACATAATTAGATGGCATCCAGTACTCTCCAATATCTAAAATACTAGATACACCTTGCTTACCAGTTAGTAGTCTAATATCAGAGTTAAGATTTACAAACTCTCCTACAAATAACACAGCATCTTCAAAGTATATTTCATTCTTCTCATCTGCCATAAATCCCCATTGTATGTCTGTCTGTGTTTGGTTAGCATTGTTAATTATTCTCTCATACTTTAAATGTGCAAAAGGTGCTTCTACTTTAAATGTTTCACTACTACTATTTAAATCTCCTGTTTCTACATATTTTGCTGCACCCCATTCTACACCTTGTAATTCTTCATGTTGTTTTGCTAATGTAGCACCTGTATCTTTATATTTAAATTCTATTTCTTTATAAGGTAAAGCCTTATCTATACTTATTGTTTTTGGGTCTACAAACTCTGTTATATTTCTAATAGTACCACCATTATAAAAACTTTCTAGTGTTTTAACATGTATAATACCATCTCTTTCAAATGCAGTTAAATTAAACATCTTAAATAAACCAGTTAAAAAGTCTATTACTTTTAAATTAGGCAAATGATTTTGCACTATAAACTGCTTATCTATTGTTATGTTTATTGCAGGTGGATTTGGTGATGTTATTTGTGATGTTAATTGATTGCCATTAGGTGTAGTCCCATTAAAAGTAATACTATCAATTCCAAATGCTGAGTTAGTTTCTATAGTTAAAGTATAACCTGTAGATGAGTTTGTTAATATTTGTGATACTGTTGCAGTTGTATTAGTACCTGCATTAAATGTTTTCTTTATAACTGTAGCACTACCTTCTCTTATATGTGCAGTAAAAGTTGGATATGCTTGTGGTGTTTGTATTGTCCATGTTCCTGATACAACTTGATTAGGATTTAAACCAAACACTCTTACTCTTGCACCTGATACTGCTATGTTCAAGTTTGCTACTGTTGGAAAAGTATCTATTAATTTTTCTGCTAAGTCTACATCTTCAAAAAGCCTACCTTCTTTTCTTTGACAAAGCATATACAAATTCTTATATGTATCAGGTCCATTAGTTAAATGAAAAAAGTCATCACTAAACTTGATGGCATATTGGTCCTCTATAGCTTTTATAATTAAATGCACTTTTACAGAGTATGATAAATCTTCATAATATACTCCATGCACATCATCAGTTACAAGAGTACCTCCTGCATTGTGTGGATATAAGTTACCTCCTAAGTCTACATTGTCAGTTCCATCTGCATTAATATAAGGTATACTAGCAGCAGCACTTGAATCATAATACAATCTCATTTTGTTAGAGATTAATGCTACAATTAATGCAGCATCATATTGTACTCCATCTACTGTGTGTTGATAACCTAATGGGTCTTGTATTCTTGCTGCTATTTCAGCAGGACTATAGTTAGTATTGAAATTAGATAACCATGTTAATCCATTTATTTCATCATCTCCTAATATGTCTTTTAAGTTTACTGTGTTTCCAAAAAATGTAACTCTGTAAAGTTTAGGTCTACCTTTTTCTAAGTCTACACCTTCTAGTTGTATTTTACCATCTCTATAAGGAATTGTGTTAAGTTCTATTCTTGCATCTATTTTCTTTCTTGCATCAAAAGTATAACCTTGTACTAAATTAAATCTGTAGTAATGTTTGAAAATTTTGTTGTTTGTATCTGATGCAGGTAATGTAAAAGGTTTAGTAAAGTTTGTAAAAACCTTAGATACATCTCTAATATCTTGTATTGTTTCAGTTAAGCTAACTGATTCATCAGGGAATAACTCTACTCTCTGATTGTTTATGTAAAGTTGAAACTTGCTCATTATCTAACACTATTTACTACATCATATGCAAACTCCATATCTATAGAGTAGTCTACTAACTTATCATTTATTTTAGTTTTTTTAGTTAGTGAACTTGTATTGACATTCATAGGATGTACTTGTGTTCCTATTTTTGCCCAAACTTGCTCTGACAACATTAACTGTTTCATTGTTGTAAACTGACCTTCATCAACATATCCTGTATTCATAGTTATTGTTTCTTTTGCTTGTTTGTTGTAAACATATTTCTGATGGTCTGTTGTAGAGTATGTGTTACTAGACAAAAGCATAGAATCATAATTAGATTGTGTAGTTCCTAAATTAACTGTGTTTTTTTTGTTAAAATGAAACTCTTGTATAGCTCCAAATTGGTTTATGAATAACACTTGTATAATATTAAATACAGGTTCACATATTCTTTTAATAGTTACATCAATACCTGAGACTGGATTTACAACAGTACCATCTGCAACTGAATTAGCAACTGTAAAATATGATACAGCATTAGATGATTCTACAGGTATATATCCTGTATGACCATCAGGTAAATACATTATAGTAGCTGATTGTAACATTGAGCCACTAGCTAATTGATGATTAACACCATCTTTAAATTCTGAATATGCATCAAAACCATATAAGTTGTGTGGTGTTATAGATTGTACTGGTGTATCAGGATTACCTGCTAATGTGTTTGCTGCTCTTGTAACTTTGTTGTTTGTATAAAAAGCTACTGATATAACTGCATGTACTGTTAAGCTAGACAATGTAGTTGATGAATATGGAAACACACCATCCCATGTAGGTGTTAAATAGTCTTTAACTAACTCTGATATTTCAAATGATACAGAATTACTTGTAGTATCTTTTGATATAATATATCTGTCTACACTATTTATGCTTATAGTTATATCTGCTGATGCAGCTGTAACTGATGCTGTTTCATTTATAAAAAAGGGAGTTCTAAGTCTTGCTAAATAGTTTGCCATTATTTTGTTGTAAATTTTAAAAAGTTGTCAATATCTAATTCATATTTGTCTATAAATGCTTTTGGTAATTTTTTGTATGCAGCTTCAAATGCATCTGTAAAGAAATATGTAGGCTCTAAACCTTTCATAAATATACTTCTTGCTATTATAAATGTAAGAGATTGTCTTTTAGTAAATCTACCTTTTGCATCTCTTGTACCTTTTAGTCCTTTTCTAACAACCCATTTATCTAATGATTTAGGTGGAGGCATTTTAGTTGTATATTTATAAGTAGGTAATCCTGCTTTTCTTTTACCATATCTTTTCTTCTTTCCATCTACACCTGCATCTTGATAAGCTCCATATCCTTCCATTTGAAAATCTAACTCAAATGATTTAGGATTTACTTTAACATCACTTTTAATAGACCTAGATAGCTTACCTGATGCTTTCATTCTTTTTAGATTCTTTCTAGCACCTTTTACAACTTCTCTTGCAAAGTCCTCTAACACTTTCTTTGTCTCATTATAGTTCATTAGCAATAGTTTAAGTCATTAAATATTTCTACTGTAAATGTTGTTGCCCATCCTGCTAACAAATTATCAAATCTATCAAAGAAAGGCTCACATGTTGCATCACCTACAAGTTCATATCCATCTTCATTCAGTTGTCCTTTTCTTAGTCTTGTAACAAGTTTATTAGATACTGTTAATTGTGTGTTTAAAATATCATGTGTATTAGTATTGCCTAAAAACAAATCATTAACATACTCTTTAGAACTATCTATTTGCTCCATAGTTAAAACAGTATATGTGAACTGCATAGATTTTTCTGCATGTGTTACACTTTCTATTATAACATGTGCTAAAGGAAACATAGTTTGTTTCTGTAAATCTACATCTGTTATATCACCAAAAGTACAGGTCTTAATACTTGGGTTGTTTATTAATTCATCTTTAATAACATTTGTTACCAAGTAAAATCCTCTTTGTGCTTTATCTGTTGCCATACTTTCTTTTTATTCTTTGATTCTCTAATGTGTTTTTTTCATTTACAAATTCTAAATACATCAAGATTTTGTGTAACCCAAGTTCTGAGATATGTTCAAATCTGCTAACATCTCCTTGAGCTGCTTGGTAAAATGATGTATACCAACCCCATTTTTTATTAAACCCTCCTTCAGCAGAGATTCCTCCTTCAGAACCCCCTCCTGCAAATAGTCCATCATAACTATTGACAATTCTTTCCCTAAATTCAATAAAAAAAAAACTGCACCTAATGCATATGCTAAAGGCATCTCTTTCATGGTATCATCTGTTATAGCTGTATACTCTTTTATATTATATCTACCTCTTACACTAATATCTACTGGTCTATAAAGAACCTGCATAGCTTTATGCATCTCTTGCCAGTCTCCTAAATAGCTATCTAAATCTACAAACTCACCAAAACTAATCTCATCTAAGTTTGGTATAAATCCATAGTTTACTCCTTTCATATGGAATTGATGTTTTAGCTTTTGTTGTTGTTCAAACATTAGACCTAAATCTGTTACAATCTCTTGTACATCTCTCCATTTCATTTTCATAACATAGTCTAGCCTAGTGTTACAAAATATCTCTACCATCTTCTGAGCTATGAAGGTTTCATCTTCATTCTCTTTCTCCATCTTTAAGTATTTCTGATACTGTCCTAATGTTATCTCATTAAGATTCTCAGGTATCTTTAGTGTTAGTTCCATATCTATATAATAACAAAACAGAAAAGTTTTAAAAAAAAGTTTTTAAATAATTTTGGTATATTATAATAATGTATTATATTTACACTATAAATATGAAAAACATGAAAAACACAAAACAAATAACACAAGGAACAATCCTTTACTCATCAGGAGGATATGAGGAAACTAGAGTAAGATTTTATCAAGTAGTAAACTTAGTTGGTAAAACACAAGTAGAATTAGTTAGTATTGGTAAAACAAAACAAACTAGAGATGGTGATAATCATTGGATTGATTGTACTCCTAACATTTTAGATAGAGGTACAGATACATTTAAAAGAAAAATCAAAACATCAAAATTAAGTGAAACAACATATGTTTCTATTAATGACAGAGAATTTGCTTATGTATTAGGTAAAGATTCTGTTAGTGAAACACATCCTAAATACAGATACTAACATGAAAGACTTAAAAGAATTAGAAAAATACTTTAACCAA